ATGGCGTTGCGTCGCGAGATGTCCACTCAATGTTGAACGCCCCGTGAGAGCTGAGCGACCGAAAGATTGCGACGTTGGGAAACACCGTGGCCGCTCCGGCAGCGGTCGCCGTCAAGAGTACCGCGTTGTCACGCACAATGCGCGCGCCGGTTACCGGGGTGGCGTTGTTCCTGGTCTCGCCGCCCCAATACACGCCCTGCCGACCACCACCGATGTAGCCAATCGCAACCGCCGATTCTCCGATGGACACCGTTGGCGCCTCGGTCAACCCGACCGCCGCGAGTATTACCGCAATGGCATTGATTCCGCACGCCACAGTCTGAAGGCCCGTCGTCGGCAACGCGCGCTGGACCCCGGCTGTCATACGAATCGCCTCTCCGGACAGTGCGACAAGTGGGCCAGGGCCACTCGCGCCGGTCAGGAACGACGCGTCTGAGTAGGCGACATCTGGAACGTTACCAGGAGACGTGCTCGCGACACCAATCGTCGCCCACGGAGCCGCTGACGAAAGGTATCGCGAGTTGTTGTCTTGGCTACGCGCCCACGTCAGGGCTGTCCCTATGCCGCTGTCTTTTGTGCTCCAGCCAATCCCCACGCGTTGCCCTCCGGCGCCGGTCGTATTACCACCACCGGTGCCGAAACTCCCAGATGTAGGCCGAATGAAGCCCTTGAGCGCAGGCGCGGTCGCGTACGTGTGCGCGCCAAGGATGGCGCTGACCATCGTCACCGTGAGATCGTCGCCGCCGAGGACAAGGATCATGTAGGTGTCGCCGCTGACGTCGTTCTGCGTCAGCGTGACATCAAACTCCCCGGCGCGAACCGCCGTGATGTGACCCAAACGGAATTGGTCGCCACCGAAGAACGCGTTCGCCCCGAGCGCCATGAACGACCCATCGGAGGAATTACCAGCGCTGGCAATCTTCAGTGTGGGCGTCAAGAACTCATCGCGGTCCGACGTCCCCCCGGACCCGCGCGACGTCAGGCCGTCCGCCCCCGCGTTGAAGTTCATGCCGTCAACGCCGGTCGCGGTTGATCCCAAGACGTTAACCAGTGTTCGCCCACCGATGGGCAAGAAGACTTTACCTGCGAACGCGATAGGCGCGCCCGTGGAGACATCGACCACGCCGGTCACGGTCTTGACTCCGGGGCCCGCCGAGACCGTCCAATGCACTACGGCTGAATACATCGCCTATACCAGCACGTTCTCGGCGAACGAGGCCGCCATTTCGTAGATCATCCCGGAGTTGCGCGCCCCGATGAAGTGGCGCCCCCACGCGTAGCAATGACACCGCGCAATGTGCGGTTCCCACACGCCGTCCACGTAGTTCCAGATCGCGCGCTCGTGCCAGAGCGCCTCCACGAAGTCGTACACCAACGTCGTGTTCATGCCAGGGACATAGAGCCAGTAGAACACGTGGCCGTCTATTTGGTGAACGAAGGCCTCACCAAGCGCGAGGCTATTGGTAACATCCTGGATGAACGGCGTGACGCCATACGTACTGAGCTGGGAGGGCGTGTACCCCGTCGCGCGCACGACCGTTCCGCCACCACGTTCGTCCTGCGAGAGCCACGTGATCGTCTCGCCGTCGCGTCGCGCCGTCCACGGAGACCACGCCCCAGTATCAATGAATGCACCCTGTATCGGCGCGAACGGCACATCGGCGTTGCCGTTGTCGGCGTGGATTTCCGTTGTCGCTGTTCCAACCACCCACACTTGACGCCCGGACCGGATGAGAAACGCGATGTTGTCGGACCCCCAATTGCGCTCGATGTACCCGAGCGGATCCCATGTCAACCCGTCGTTGATGGCCGAGTAGTAGTACCGGCGCGAGTCGGCCACAAGCGCGAGAAATCTCCCGTCGCAGTACTCCACCATCGACACAACTTGCCCGTCTACGTCCACACTCGTGAAGGCGTCCGTCAGAAGGTCGTAAATGTAGAGAACCCCAGCCGACACCACGCATACCTGATTGCCGGCGCTGCCGTTGGACGCGATCGATGAGGGTGTTCCGTCATACAGCACTGTTCCCCGTGGCTGATACGTGCCATCTTCGAAGAATTCCGCGAACGATGTGCCGCACACCGCGAACGCGCGGCCGTCCTGGAAGAACAGCGCGGACGTGTCCGTGTTGAAGATTTCACAGAACGGCTGGATCCCCTCGCAGGGCCGAAACCCTCGCTCCGTCTTTCCACCGAGGCCCCGCGTGGACTCAACGAACATGTTGATCGTCCGCTGATCCGAGAACTGCGGAGACCTGAATACGTTCGTGCCGCCGACGAATTCCGGTACCGGGACGCGCTGCGGCGACATGCCCTACGCCCTCCCGCGCCTACTATTCGACCCGGTTCGCCAGTTGTAGAGCCCATACCCAGACCCCATGCCGGGCACTCCCACGTCTGACGAGATGTTTGGCGTCTGCGCGTTTTGGTCGGCGATGACCTTGAATGTCTCGACAATCAATGACTGCACTTCAGCACTCAGGTCGCGCTGGAAGTCCCCCGCCGCTCTCTTTACCAACTGGTAATGCAGGGCCTGTTCGTACCCCGGTGGGAAGGTGTAGTCCGTGGCGTCGATGTCCGCGAATCCGCGCAGTGGCGTGGGAATGTAGAGCGCCAGTCCGAGTGGTTGCCCACCATTCGGGACCGGATACAGGTAGAGATTGCCCAACCCGGTCTTGGCCCCGGTGGTCGCGAATGCCCCATCGAAGTACAGGCCCGTCGCCAGCGACGAGGCCAGGTCCTTGATCGCAATGGCCGCGTACTCCTCAGGCTTGAAGATCGCCAGCGGTGTCTCGAGCGTCGGATTCGTCGTCTTGACGATGAGATTCGCCGTTGAAATCCACCCTGGACGCTGGATGTTGATGTCTCCACCGAGGCCGACCGTGTACGGGTTCGAGACGCCGCCCTTCCCGGCCGTCAGCGTTGGCACGGTGATGCGCAACGTCTGGTAGACGGTCAGACGCTGGGCCGCCCACGCATCCAGCATCTCATTCGCGAGGTCAAAGACCACACGGACATCGATCGCGTTCAAGGGCTGACCACTGCCGTATACACCGACCGTGCGCAGGGTCTTCTTGGCGAGATCAACGAACTTCATGTGGCCTTCGTCCTTTGCCTGTTACGCCCGCGCCGCGCGTGGACGTGCCGCCTTCTGCGCAGCATTGGTGATAGCCGCCGGGAGGGGCCGACGCGTCCGTGTGGCCTTCGGCGTAGGCGCGCCTGCTGGTTCCCCTTCGGCGGCCATTGCCTGCCCCAGTCCGTCTTCCGGTTCGTCCGACACGTCGTCACGTTCGATGCGCTGCCCGGTCAGCTCGAGGTACCGACGCTTGAGCGACCGCAGTTCAGCCGCGCGCTGCGCCTTGAGATCGCGCGCCGCCATGCGTCCCTCTCGGCCACCAGGCCGCCTGGGGTCCGCCCGCTCCTCTGACACGCCCTCGCGGAGGTTCATCTCGATGACGAACTCGTTTGGATCCGTGCGCCATCCGTCCTCGAGGTACTCCTCCTCCTCTTCGAACGTCGTGACGATCACAATCGTGCGCGGCAGTTTCTGCCGGGCTTCCTTCTTGACGACCGGATCCGGGTGATCCTTGATGAGCCGCGAGAGCGTAATGAACTCTTCGACGTACAGGACTTTCGGATATTCGGCGAATGCGCCCGGTTCAACCGGGGCGAGGTTCTGCTGACTGAGGATCTGCCGGAGCGCCAGGACTTCAGCGTCTGAGAGGATTTTGGAGACGTCGCGCATGGGGATTGGCCGTTCCTTCCTGATGTGGCGAAGCCGCCACCCCTCGATATTGGGGGGTGGCGGCCCGACCTGACTACCGGTGGGTAGTCTATCTCATCGGAGGCTTATCCGCCCGCGTAGATCGCCGCGCCGAGTTCGCCGCGCAGGAGCGCCTGACCGTAGAGGACGTCGATACGCGAGATGAGCTGACCACTCATCACGTCGAACGCACGCACGAACGACATCGACATGCCGAGCTGCTTGTCAGACAGGCGCCCCGCCATGTCCACACCACGCGGCAGCGGGAGATCCGCCGTCACGAGCGTCATCACGTCACGGTGGAAGGCCGCGCACGTCGGCGAGATGGTGTTCGCCGCGCCCACGACGGTCAACGCCGCGTTGTCAGCCGGCAGGGCACTGACCGTCTGATACTGGCCGGACGCAACCAGTGGCGGGTTGAAGTGGATCGTGGCGTTGCCCGCTCCGTCTGATTCGACCGGTGCCGTCACGGCGAACTCCTGCAGCGACCCGTTCGAAATCCGGCTCTGCTGGTTCACCATGTACACGCCGGCCAGCGTGAACCGGTCGCCGACACCGAGACGCGCCGCTGCCGCCGCCGTCCACCCATCGGTGATGAGCGAGGAGCCGGACTGGTCGGCACCATTGACGAGGGGTGTACCACCCTGCGGACCCACGACCTGCGTCGGCAGGTTCTGGTCCATGTACCACGCGAAACCAGCCGCACGGCCCATCTTGCCTTCGATGTACTGTTCGGCAATCGCGGTGGACTGCTGAAACAGCCCCTTCAGGGCGTTGACGATGTACGCCTGCGCCAGCGGGGTCAGGATGAGGTGACGCTCACCATCCTGCGGCGCGGAGTTGTTGTCGAGCGACACACCGGCCAACAGGTACGTCAACAGGTCGGTCGGGGTCGTGCCGGGCGTGCCGACGCTGTTCCAGAACTGCTGAATGAGCGCCGCCGTGTCCGCATCCATCCGGTTCGCGATGTTCGCGACGCACGGCTTGAGCAGCCGATCGCCGAAGTCGTCGATCTTCAGAAGCAGGTCAGCCTGGGAGATTTCGAGGTCCACGCCCGCCTGCGTCGTCAGCGGCACGGGCACCGACGTTTCCGTGATGGGCTCGATGATGGCGCCCTGTCCCACGCGTCCAATCACCCGAATCGGCTTGCGGGCGTTGACGATCTGCCCGATCTTCGCGCCCTCGACGCCGAACTTGTCATCGAACTGCCGATTGATGCACTTGACGATCGTGAGGTTGTTCTCCAGCACGCGCATCGTCTCGCGCGTGATGAGCGTGGACGTGAGGAGGACATCGTCGGCCACCATCAGACCCGACGCCATGCCCGCATGGGCCAGGCGCGCGAACGCGTACCCGACGACCAACGCAATCGCCCACGACACGCTTGCGTGCAGGACGGTTTCCCCTTCGTAACGCGGCAGGCGGCGCAGGGCCGCGACCACGGAGGCTGTGACTCGATCAAACATTGCTGACTCCTTAGGACGGTCGTCGCCGACCACTGAGAACGTCCATCGCGTCTCGCCGCCTGTTGTATTCGGCCAGCGACAGGCTTGGATCGTCCAAACTGAGTTCACCGTGCGCGGCCGGTGCGTCGCCAAGGCTGGTGCCCTGCGGCAGCGGCGCGCGTGAGATTCGACCGGTCGGACGCTGCGCGGTGGTCGGCTGCTGGCTGTGAGGCTGGCGCTTGAGATGAGCCGTCACACGGCCCTCAAGGATGCCCAGCTCTGCGAGCGCGCGACTCCGAGGCAGTTGGTTCAAGCGGTCCACTTCGTCCGGATTGGTCACCAGGTGATAGATCACCTCGCCCCCCTCCGGGGATTGCATCAGGGCCTCTTTCAACTCCGCAGGCAGGTCCAGCCCCTGCTCGGTTGCCTGCGCCATCGCAGTGTCGTAGTCCTCGTGACGGCCGCGTGCGCGCACCACCGATTGCTCGTAGGTTTTCGCGACCGCAGCGAAGTCACGGCTGGCCTGCTCGAGTGCGATGGTCTCTCGACGGGCCACGTCCTCGCGGACGTAATCAATCCGGGCGCCAAGACGCGCCTTCTGTTCAATCCACTTGTCGCGGGCTTCTTCGAACTCGTCAAAGTCCCCGTAATCGCCCTGTTTCGGCTTCGGGCCAAGATCCTCCAGCGCCTTGAGGACCACCGACATCTCCGGGTGCGTATCCGGGATGGACTCGGCCTTGACGGGCTCAACGGTCGGCACCGTGATCGTGGCTCGCTCGGCCACGTGTGGCGCTGCTGTCGCCGACTTCATGGACTCGGCGAGCTGCGCCTTCAGGCGCTCATTCTCTTCCGCAAGCGCACGTTGCTTCGCGCTGGCCTGCTTCCGGGCGGCGGCGGCGGCTCCGTTGACGCTTTTTCGGGTGTGACGCTTGGGCGCCTCGGCCTCGACAGTCGTGCTCGCGTCGTCGTCAGACTCGAGGTCCGCCGCGCCAACCGCTGGCTCCGAGATCGTCTCGCCTGAGGCGTCCGCCTCATCGGACTCCTGCGCTGGCACCTCGCCTTCTGGCGCGGCCTCGCGCAGCGAGACACCGAGGCCCTCCGCCATTTCTTCGGCGGAGTCCGTCGTGGATTCCATGACGAGATCGTCTGTGGTGGATGCGGCCATTGTGTTGTCTCGCTACCTTCTGCGCCCCTTCCGGGCGCGAACCTCCGTGGTGCGACCACGGGCCTGTAAGCGAAACTGGGCTCCAGTGCGACCAGAGCCCAGTGCGAACCAGACTCCTTACGCGATCGTGATGTTCCGTGACGTCAGCACGCGCCATGCGCCGTTGGTCGCGAAGATCACCAACTGGTCGCCGATGGCGCCGCCGAAGGTCGCCACGTCGCTCGAGGTCGTCGTGCCGAAGAATCCGGCTGTGTAGGTGACCGTATGGGCCTGCGCGGTAGACGCCTGCAGCACCATCACCATGCCATCCTGGTACTTCGACGGGGCCGCCAGCGTCATCGCCAGCGTGCCACCAGACCCAATGAACTGCACGCCGGGCTGCACCGTAATCGCGCCAGCCGTGGCGTACGTCCATCCCGTATACCGCGTCGGATTGGCGGCCGGCAGTCCATTGCGCGTGATCTGCGCCCAGGTTGAGGCCGCCGAGCCCGTCAGCGTGGACACCGCCGCGCACTGGTAAATGCTCACCGAGGGGCTGATGACAATGAACGGGGAGGCCGGCGTCGCGGTCGAGACGCACGCGCCCGAGGGCTCATTGCTCGTGAACTGAAAGAGGTTGGAGGCCCCCAGAAACACCGGAGCACCGCTCGCGTGGGCGGCGGCATTCGTGCCGGACTGACCACGGACGACATTCCATCGGGTCGCTTGAGGCGTCTGTGACTGGATGGTCATGTACTCGCCATCCACCACCAACCCCTGACCGATTGCCACGTTGCTGCCCGACGCCAGGGTGATGACCGTGGCCGGCTGTCCCTGTGCAGGCGCCGCGAGTGCCGCTCCGAGTGTCGTGCTGTACAGTGCCGTCTGGGCGAACACCGCAATCTGCTGTCCCATTGTGACGACCGCAACCAGGGCGAGCGCCAGGGCGATCAGGGCCTTCCGAATCATTCGCATCTTCATATCTCCTTCACACAGACCGTAATCGCCCGACAAGGGGCGTGACGAGTGACAGTGTCGTGTCGCGGGCGGATTTCCTGTCAAGACGGCTGAGGCGCGCCGGCAGGCGGTGGACCAGCGGCTTGCTGCTGTTGTTCGCTGAGGGACGCATCGGCATCGCGCTTTGCGCCGATCTGCTGCACGGCCGCCGCGTGCTGCTGTGCCGCCTGTACCGTTTGGTGATCCTGCTGCATGTCCAGCACCGTCTCGGCGTGGATCTGGTCCACCAGTTGCGCGAAGCGCGTGGCCTCCGCCTGGAAGGCCGCGATGCTTTGCTGGGACCCGATCTTGGCCTGCGCGGTCGCGAGCTGCGCGTTGGCCGCAATCATCGCCACTTCGCGCTTCACGTCGGACTCGATCGTCTTCTGCTCGATGACCTTCGCCATCTCTCCGATGGCGCGCTGGCCCACCTCGACCAGCTTCTTGAGTTGTTCGTTCTCGCCCTGCAGGAGGACGGCGCGGCCCTCCGGGTCTGACTGGTCCTGGAACTGTGGCGGCAAGGACATCTTGGCGCGCTTCGCCAG